AAATACTAAATTATTAATTAATAATAATTGGTCTACTACTGGATTAAATGGAGATCCTATTACTATTTTAAGAAATGGACAATCTCCTGAAGAAAGCCTTCCTAAAAACATTAGTGGTTCAGGATGGATTCCTGTAACAGAAAATATAACTAGTGATTTATCATCTATTTATTTAACCTCCTATCAAAAAATTCCATTCAGTATAGCAAATGAAAATTTTATTTCCTATACTACACCCCCTACTACCCCTGCACAATATAGTAACCCCCAAATCATTCTTAATTCAGATAGAATTGTTTTAAATTCAAAATCTGATAGTGTTTTAATTAGTGGAGAAAAATCAGTAGGTATTTCTTCAAATGGAAGTGTAAATATAGATGCAATTTCACATTATATAAGTTCAAATGATATAAAATTAGGATCTAAAAACGCAACTCAACCAGTTCTATTAGGTGATAATACTGTTGATTTACTTACTCAATTAACTGAAGCTGTTAAAAGCTTAGCTTCTATTTTACAAGTTCAAAGAGATTATCCTGGAGGGGTATTAGCTACTTCATATAATGCTGTAGCAGGTAATATCTTAAATCAAATAAATGATCCAACAAATGGGATTTTAGCTCAATTAAACAATGATAGTCTTAAATCTCAAACTACCAAAGTTCAATAATGGCAGTAGATACTCAAAATACTGGTTCTATAGAAATAGAAATTGATTTACAAAAAGTATTATCTTTAGTTGGAATTGATATACCTCAACTTCCTAGTACTGGGTCTCTTCCTGAATTACCTAAAAAAATTAAACTTAAAAAAATTCAAGGAATTGTTGTTAATAAAATTACTAATGAACCTATCCCCGGAGTTGTAGTTACAAATAAATTATTAAAAAGAGATACAACAAATAAAAAAGGAGAATTTACTATAAAACATCCTGATATAGCAGGTACTGGACTAGATCCTGCTAAATTTCCTTTAAATTTTACAAAAATAAAATATGGTCCTTTTAATACTATTCCTTATAAATCAACAGGAGATATTAAATCTAATTTAGGTATAATTACCTTAAATCCTTTAGAATCAGACCTTAAAAAAGAAATTTTAGATCTTTTAAAATTTCCTCCATCAACGGTAGAAGATTATGCTACTAAAGGTGTAACTGTTGACTTTAGAATTCAAAAGAAGTTAAATGTAAGTATAGATACATTAAAAGCCATAGTAATCCCCTTAATATTAACTCTTATTGCAGCCTATGGAATTAGTAAAGCTAAAGAATTAATTGAAAAATATGAAAAAGACCCTCAAGCTGCTCTTGAGGAAATTAAAAATTTAATAGTATGTCCTTCACAACCTGAAATGGATAAATTAATAGCTACTAAAAATAAACTAGTTAAAAAAATAAGTGATACACTTACTGTTATTAACAAAACAACTGATATCCTAGCTAAATCAGAACAAATTTTAGCCATTACTTCTCCTACTATTAAAATTATTCGTCAATTACCAACGCCAGTAGCTATTGGAGGAGTTGGTATTCCTTTAAGAGTTATTACAGGTATTCAAGACGTACTTAAATTTTTAGATAATTTAGTAGAAAAATTACTTTATGTTAATACTGCTACTTTAGCAATTTTGACTTTATTAAGAGGTGTTTTAACTGAAGTTCTTGCTCTTTTAAAACTTTTAGACATATTAACTCAATATTGTTATCCGGATGCTGCTCAAGAACAAATTTCTGCTGAATTAACAGCATTAACTACCCAACAATCTGTTCAATTATCCCCTGTAGTTACAAATATAAATGGGTTTGAAATGGGTGTTGAAACAGAAAATTCACCTAATACTCTAAAACGTAGAAGAGCCATAGCCCGAAACAAACAAGGTGTAGTAATGCTTAAAGGAGAATGGTCATTTAGTTCAATTGACCAAATATTAATAGATGAATTAGTATTTTACATTCAGCAAAATGATTTAAAAGCTGACTAATTTAATATTTATAAACATATGAAAACCGACGGATTAAAAAAATTAATTAAAGAAGCTGTACGAGAGGTAATCCAAGAGGAACTAAAAGATATTCTTTTGGAGGCGGTTCGTACTCCAAAAACAATTGTAAAGGAATCTATTCAAACAATAGATACACCTAAACCTACATTTACTCAACCAGTAATGGATACAAGAAAAGCATATTCTGATATTATGAATGAAACTATGCTTAGTTTTACTTCTCAAGACGTTCAAGTTCCATTTAGACCACAAGTAAGTGACCCCATAAATGGTAATTTAGGTACGGGTGAAGTAGGAATGGATCAAATTATGAGTTTATTGAATAGCAAATAATGGCATTTAATCAACAAACTATATCTCCTGCAAATTTAAATCCAAATACTGGATTGGGAGTTTCTATTCCTTTTAATAATACTAGTGTATTTAGTTCTACTTACACTACTCAAGAAGTAGTTAAAACTAACCTAATTAATTATTTTCTAACCAACCCAGGAGAAATCCCATTAAATCCAAGTTTTGGGGCTGGTTTAAGAAATTTTTTATTTGAACAAATATCTAACGTAACTGTAGATAATGTTAGAGCTTTTGTACAATCAAAATTAGAAACTGCTTTTCCTATGATTCAAATAGATTCTTTACAAGTTTTAACCACCCAACAAGATAATAATACTTTAATAGTCCAATTAAAATACTATATACCTAATTCTAATATTAATGGAAATATAACTTTCCAATTTTAACCCATGGCTACAACAAATAGAGACATAAAATATATTAACCGTGACTTTTCAGATTTTAGAGCACGTTTAATAGAGTATGCTAGAACATACTTCCCTCAAACATACAATGATTTCTCAACAACATCTCCTGGTATGATGTTTATGGAACAAGCTGCTTATGTTGGGGATGTTTTAAGTTTCTACTTAGATAACCAATTTCAAGAAACATTTGTTCAATATGCTCAACAAACAAATAATGTATTTGAATTAGCATATATGTTTGGTTACAAACCAAAAACAATAGGTGTAGCACAAACTACTATTACTTTATATCAACAAATTCCCTCTAAATTAGTTAGTGGTAATTATGTTCCTGATTATGATTATGCATTAACAGTAGGAGAAAATAGTACAGTAACAACTCCAAATGGTCAATCCTTTTTAATCCAAGACAAAGCTGATTTCTCAGTTTCTAGTTCCCAAGACCCAACTACAGTTACTGTATATCAAATTGCTGGTAATGTTCCTCAATATTATCTACTTGAAAAAACTAGAAGAGCTATTTCAGCTGAACTTAAAACATTAAATTTAACTTTTGGAGCTCCTGAACAGTTTACTACTATAAACATTAATGATACTAATATTATTAAAATATTAGATGTAATAGATTCTGATGGAAATAAATGGTATGAGGTAGATCATTTAGGTCAAGAAATGGTATTAGATACTATTAAAAATACTAATGTAAATGATCCAAATGCAAACGGAGATACACCTTATTTACTTCGTTTAAAAAAAGTAGCTCGTCGTTTTGCAACCCGTTTTATTTCCCTTTCCAACTTACAAATTCAGTTTGGTGCTGGTGCCCCTAATGATGTTACTGAAGAAATTACCCCAAATGTAGATAATGTAGGTATTGGATTACCATTTGAACAAGATAAATTAACTGTAGCTTATTCACCTACAAACTTTTTATTTACAGGTACCTATGGTATTGCACCATCAAATACAACATTAACCGTAAGATATTTAACTGGAGGTGGTGTTAATTCTAATGTTAATTCTGGAACATTAACTTCTTTAAACAAAAGTAATACTAAATTCAACAAAATAAATTTAGTAGATGCAACAGCTAATTATGTGTATGAATCTTTAACCTCTACTAATGAAGTAGCAGCTTCAGGAGGAAAAGGAGGAGACACATTAGAAGAAATTCGTCAAAATACTTTAGCCCTTATATCATCCCAACAACGTTCAGTAACGGCTGATGATTATTTAATTCGTGCTTTAAGTATGCCTTCTGATTATGGTTCAATATCTAAAGCATTTATTGAACAACCTAAATTAACAGATAATCAAGTTTCAACTATTGAGACACTTAATTTATATGTTTTATCTTTAAATGCTCAAGGTCAATTAGATTATGCTAGTTCTACGTTAAAAAATAATTTACGAACTTATCTATCTCAATATAGAATGATTGGAGACAATATTGAAATCCGTGATGCGTTTATTATTAATATTGGTGTTGATTTTGAAATTATAGTATTACCTGAATATAATAATAGTGAAGTATTGTTAGCTTGCATCACAGCTTTACAAAATTATTTTAGATTAGATAAATGGCAACTTAACCAACCTATTTTACTCCGCGATTTATATATTCTCCTTGATAAAATTTCAGGAGTACAATCAGTTAAAAATATTTCCATATCAAATAAAGCAGGAACTTTTTCAGGGTATTCACAATATGCTTATGATATAGCAGGTGCAACACAAAATCAAGTAATTTATCCTTCATTAGATCCTAGTATTTTTGAAGTAAGATACCCTAATTTAGACATAAAAGGCAAAGTAGTTCCTTTATAACGCTATATTTATAATAAAATATATTAATGGCTGTATATAAACTTTTTCCTACAAAGGATGCTACTCTATATTCACTTTATCCTACTATGAATACAGGGTTGGATGCTATTTTAGAGACATCTAATCAAATAGGTTTAAGTGGAACCCCCGATGTAGCTAGATATTTAGTTCAATTTGATACTACTGAAATTCAAGATGTTATTACCAATAAAATATCTGGAAAGAGTTATAAAGTATACTTAAGAAATTTTATAGCTGAAGCTCAAGGTATTAATGCTAATATAGCTTTAGAAATTCATCCCGTTGCTCAACAATGGAATAATGGTACAGGTTACACTTTAGATAACCCAATTGTTGAAGATGGAGTATCTTGGACATATTCTTCATTATCTGGATCAGGTATATGGTCTTTAAGTGGCTCCAACTCAGGAGGATATTACACTAGTTCTTTCAATGCTACATATGCTAGTCAAGGAGGTGGTAACTGGTATACATCTTCAACTTATCTAGTTACTGAATCCTTTGGTTTACGAAGTAATAAAGATCTTAATCTAAACGTAAGTAATACTGTAAATGCTTGGTATAGTTCTTCTTTACCAAATTATGGATTTATTGTTAAACTTTCAAGTTCATCTGAATTTGTAAACAATGAAGATGTTCAACCTATATTAAAATATTATAGTGTTGACACAAACACAATTTATCCTCCAACACTAGAGTTTAGATGGAGAGATTATACAACTGTATTAACAGGTTCTGCGGCTAGTAATATTGTTACTACTTCTAATATTAAAATGGCTTTAGCTGAAAACCCCGGTGTTTTCTTCCCCGAAAGTATAAATAGATTTTATATTAATGTAAGTCCTTTATATCCTACAAGAACATATCAAACATCGTCTTTATACACCAATTTAAATTATCTCCCAACTGCTTCATATTATGCTATAAAAGATTTAGATACTAATGAATATGTTGTTGATTTCGACGACCAATATACCCAAATTAGTTCAGACTCAACTGGTAATTATTTTACAATTTATATGAGTGGTTTAGAACCTGAAAGATATTATAAGATTTTAATTAAAACAACTATTCAAGGTTCTACAATTGTATATGATGATAGCTATTACTTTAAAGTTATTAACGGATGAGTGAAAGCATAAATCTTAATAAACAAGTATATGATAAAAGACAGTATACTAAAGTTATAGATACGTCTTTTAAAGAATTAGGTGTTCAAACTATTCAAGAGAGAATAGCAGAACAACCAACTACAGAAGAGTTCTTTGCCCTTTACAATGAACTTTTTTATAATATACCTGAATTGGGTGAAACTAATTCACATGAGTATTTAATTAAAACAAGTAGTGAATATATTAATTTTGAAGCAAATCAAGAAGAAATAGCTGCTTTACAAGCTGAAATCGCTCAATTAAGAACAGATTTACTTGATGCTCAAAGACAAATAGTAGAATTACAAACAGGAACAACATTAGCTAACCCACAATAATGGCAGCAGAAATTGTACAAATAAACTCTCAGGATTTTACATCCCAAAACTACAAAACACAAGATGTTAATCTAATTGCTTCTTTTCCTGTAGGTACTTTTTTATCTTCAAGTAGTTGTATAGAATATTTTATTTATGATAATAATAAAAATGTTCTTAATTCTAATTATAATTTTACTCAATACACAGTATTAGCAGATGGTCAATCAGCAGGATTAGAAAATACTATTTCTACTATCCAAGTGGATCCTGAAGCAGTATTAATAACCGAAGGGTATTCTCAAGGAATTTATAATACCTATTTTAATTTTTTTAATAAACAAGTAGGTTCTAACCTTCAACAACTCTATATTACTGAAATTTCTTCTGATCGTACTGAAATTCGTTTAGATAGCACTTCA